TAACTCACCACGTAACCTTGTACTGAAACTCTTTACAAGTAATACAACCCCTGCAGAGGCAGATGTTCCCTCCGCAACAGCGTACTTTGAACCATATATTGACGGTAACGTTAATGGTTACGGTACTACTGCAAATACTGGTTACCCCGTCTGTGTGAACAACAGAGGAGACCAAGACTATAACCAGCAGTATGGTATTCTGCTGAACGGATCACGTTGGGTTATTAAGAACGTTGGTAGTGGTACAACTGCTACATACCCAGAACAAACATTTACTTTCACAGGGCCTGCTGGTAACATTTACGGTTACTATGTTACTCGTGCAAATAACATGCCTGTCGCAGTACAGGGTGTTGTACACGGTTCTAGTGTTGGTATCGGAACTACTGTCACCAAGGGTAATAATACTGACCCATGTATCGGTATTGTTGGAAACTCTTACCTCACAATTGACCCACAGGTTAGTATCGATGATCTAACTCTCGGACAATACGTTGCTGGTAATGCTGGTATTGCAACTGGAACACGAGTTATAGGTATTGACCGAAGTTTACGAACTATCTACCTCGATAAGGCACTGGTTGATAACATTCAGGTTGCTACTGACCCATCAGTTACATTCAGTTTCGGTAAAATCGCTGTTGCTAACCACGGACTTAAGGCTGGAGACATCCTTTACGTTGCTGCTGGTGCTGGTAACACAACACTTGAGTCTAATGTTTACACAGTCTTCAATGTACCTAATGCAGATGAGTTTGTAACAACTCCATCTCTAACTGCTACATCGAACGGTGTACTCGGTCTGAACACTGCTACACTATACTCCAGTATAATGTACGCTGAAAGGTTCACAAACGGCCCTTACAACATTCAGAACAACGGTGACCAAATTAAGATTACTCTAAACGTCGCACTCGACTAATAGAAACGCTAAATATCAATATGTGGGGTTTGCTTTATAATCAAAGCAGACCCTTTTTAATTATCGGGGGCTAAATTTTGACCGTATTTGTCTACGACAATACGAAGATAGATGTATTCGAGACGTTTGATGGTGGAGATATCACCGTAGCGTCTACGGAGAATATTGACTATGGCGATATAAATCAGACTGCGATAATTGAAAGAGATGCAAATTATTTCAATATACATGACTGGGGTAGATTAATATACGCTGATGATATTGTTCCATTCGGCCCAATAAAAGTAGTAGATGGAAGGGATGAGTTCGGTAGATCTAGATCTCAGGTCATCTTCCCAGCAGATAACACAGTATTATACGACGTAGGTGCTGCGGCACTAACCAGCCCTGTTAGAACTTGGGTTGGTACAGGTACTATACAGGAAATTGGTTCAGGTCTCGAAAGACTGGTTATACCAGATCTCGGAGCGGCTGGGCCAGTCATCTTCACCACTTCTGGTGTTGTTGATGAGTCATATAGTAAAGCAACCTATAATGGTTCTGGTGCGATTGCCAAGTCAGGGCTATCTGTAACAGATCTAGATCAGGTATATCCTTGGAATGGATCAGGTACATTAACGGTATCTGGTGGAACTACAACTCCATACCAAGACGCATATAACCCAGTAATTAAGAACGCTGCCAAGATTAAGGGCGGTTACGGAAGACAATATAAGAACGAAAGAGTAATATACGATTATGCTCGTGACCCAGATGATAAGTGGGATGTAGAGAATAATGGTGTATTAGTCATAAGAGAAGGTTCATCCTTCGATGACAAACTAATAACATTTGACGAGACGATCATTGATCCTCTCGGTAAGGAAAGATCGTTCTCTGATGCTGACGCATTAGAATACGCAGATTACGGAAATATAACTGATAGTGTAACTTCCTCGGAAGACCGTGGAATTATACCAAGGAAATTTGGTGGTCAGATATCTCTACATGAGTATCAGGCTTACGGAATTAGTGCTGCTGAATCTAGACCATTCCATTACTCTGGTTCTGGTTCTCTATTCAAGTATGCAGAGTCAGAACTTACATTCAAACCACATTACCGTGGTTCTGGTACTATTACTGCATCTGGAACCAACTGGTTCAGTCAGGCTCCACAAAGTACCTTCTTCGGACTTGAAGGTAAGGCAGAAATCAGTGGATCTGCTGATGAGTCATTTGTTCCTTCAACTCCAGCACGCACTGTACTATTCGATATTGGTGGTACAAGTGCAGAATCTACTGTTGCTCAAACACCAGATAGGAAAGTTACAGTCAGACTTACTGGATCTGTATCTGGTATTGCTATTGTTACGGGTAGTGGTGATAAGTCAGGTACAGTACTCTTCGATGTTGGTGGTGGGGCAACCAAGGTTGCTACTGCGAAGGCAGACGGCAATATAAACCTCTTCGATATAGTTGGAGGAATGACACAGAATGTTCCTGTGTTCACTCCTTCTTGGTTCTCTCCTTTGGGGAACCTCAAGACAGAGGAAGTCGATTGGGGTCTATGTGTTGCAACTCCAACTCAGACTCCAGAGGATTGGGGCCCAATTCTCACGAACGACGAGACTATTCCGAAGGAAGCCGAGAACTGGGGATTCCTACTTCCAGAATTCAATTGGATGCAACTTGGAGGAGAACATTATCCAAGTCTGGATTCCTTCTCCGAGGGAGATACCTCACTATCCATACAGACTCTTGGAACTACAGGAATTGCCACATTCCTACTTTCAGAGGATCTCGATGTTGCATCTGCGATTCAGTACGAGTCTTCTGGAAAATCTGGTATTGCTACACACAATGCTGGTATATTCATATCTGGAGAACTCTGGTTATCACAGGCTCCACAACACACTGTATTCGGTGAAGAAGGTAAGTTTACCTTCAGTAGTACTGGTAGCGAATCTATCACTCCTTGGATTCCTGAAGGTAGTGGTAGTCTCTTTGCAATGGGTGGATCTGCAGAGTCCAGTACCAAGGCATACCTACAAGGAGATTACTCCTATCTTGGTGGTACTGCTGGTCAGGTCTTCAGTCCTCACATTGATAATACGGTTGAGATTACTCTTAGAACAGGAAGAGAAGAAGGTCAGACATATGCAAGAATTGTTGATACTCCAGAGGATGCGTTTGGTGGAGATATTAATGTTCGTGGTGGTGCTATTAAGGTCACCAATACTGACTCCTACAATGAGTCTTCCATCTTCTATGGTGAAGAAGATGAGAACTGGGGTATTCTCGATTCCGATGTTAGTTACGGATTTGGTCTTAATGAACTTGGTACTGCTTCTGGTACTGAGACATTTGACGATGAGAGTGATACCTACGACCAAGATATCACATTCTCTAATGGAGGTCTAACATACGACCAAGGATCTGGCGGTAACCTTATCCTACCATCCTTTGATAAGACAGATCAGTACGATATTAACTTTGCTGATACTGTTGTATCTCAGGATTGGGGTGTACTTGGTATTAGTTCTGCTGGTGGCCCTGCATACGATCAACATCTATATCCATACAACACTGGATTCGTATCTCAGGAGATCAACAACGGTTACCACGATTATGGATGGGTCAACGAAGAAATTCCAATCCCAACCAGATACCCATATGGATCCGTTTACTGGACACAACCAGTACCACGGGCCAAGACCATGTGGATTCCGAAATGGAATGGTTCTGGTACACTTATTGTTCAGGGTTCTGGAGACGAAAGAGTTGCGGTTGCAAGCAGCACAACAACACTATTCGACTTTGTTGGTACTACTTCTCCAGAGAGGTTCATTGCTCAGACTCCAGAGAATACAGTTCTTTACGATACTGGTGGTACTCTCAAAGAAAGTCTTACCAAGGACTTTGTTGGTTCTGGAAGTATTGCTCTTACTCAGACTCAGGCAGTTGGGTTTACAACTTACAGAAGAGTCATCTTCCCACCTGCAAGTGGTCAATACACTCTCAGTGGTGCAGTTACAGAGAAGTGGAGTGGGGATCCTCCAGAAGGAACATACCTACACATTGTTGGTGGAGCATACACCGATCTCAAACTTACATACGCCACTCAGTCTACCAAGGCTGTTATGCGTTTGGCTGGGGAACTCAATCATCCTCAGATCGATTACACACCTCATTATGGTATCGACAGAAACGTTGGTCTCGAAACAGGTGTCTTCCTACAGCCTGGTGGTGGTACAGACAGAATTACTGGTATTACAACTGCCGTATTTGTTCCCAAGTACCCAGGCGGTCAATCACTTCTCGATGGCAACAACGGTCATACAAGAGAAATTATCAAGATCGATGGTCGTTCGATCTCCAGAACAAACGCACCTATCAGTACTCACGGTGTTATCTACATTCTGGGTATTGGTACTGCTGGAAACGGTGTTGGAGGCCCAGACGAGAAAGGAGATCTCGATGGAGTCGAATTTGGTGCAACATGGAGATTTACTCCTGCTACCGAATACGGCATTGGATCTATTATGTTCGACTTTACGGGTGGTGCCGAAAGTCGGGAAATCAATGTTTATGGTTACTACGGAGACGACAAAGATCCAGGCACATCTGGTCAACTTACCATACGTCAGGAAGGTGGTATTCTCACAGAAGAGAAAATCATCAGGATTTATGCAACAGATGGTACTGGAGCATACACTTACGAGGGTGGTGCAACAGACGAGGCAAGAACATTCTCCGAAGTTGGATCTGGATCTCTATATTCCATTGGTGGAGCCTCAGAGAATGCTGCAGCTGCAGAACTCGTTGCTGGAACTTCCATATTCAATGGAACGGCAGAAGAGAGCTTTACTGCAAGGGATATGGTTCCTTGGTATCAGGCTCCTACGGTACTTACACTTTCTGGTACAGCAAAGGCACAACGCAGATTCGAGCCTGTTGGTTCTGGAACACTTACTCTCAGCAACAGCATCGATCCTGTTACTGGAGTCAGACTTACTGCAACTGGATCTGGTTCTCTATTCGGATTTGGTTCTGGTGCAGAGGCAGTTCCATATCAAGGATTTGCAAGTTCTGTTCTTGTCGATATTACTGGAGAGGCAGACACAAGATGGTTCGCAGTCTTCCAAGACTTTATTCCATCTGGATCTCTTACATTTGCTGGCGCTCTTGCTCATCCACTCATCGACTTCACTCCAGCAGAAACTGGTGGTGGATTCTCAACATTCTTCGGATCTGCAGAAACAGCAACAACTCCAAGAGAAGTTGGTGTTGGTACGTTCACAGCGTCTGGATATGCAATTCCAACCTTTACCAGTCAGGGTGGAGAGGGTACAGTACTCTTCGACCTCAAGGGTGCTTCTGCAATCACGAAGCTTCATTGGTTATATCTTCCTACAACATCTGGAGTTACTACACTTTCTGGTGCTGGAGATACCAGAGAAATTCAGACATACGGATACTATGGAGACGACAAAGATCCTGGCACATCAGGAACATTTACATTCTCCAACACTCCTCTTGTTCACCCATTTGTCGATTATACGCCTTCAATTGGTATTGGCAGCGCAGTTCTTTACAGTGTACACGGCAGCAGTACAGAAAGGAGAGCTTGGGCTCCAGTTTACGGAACAGGATACTTCAAAAATCTTGCCAGTTCTAAAGAGTCCTATGGTAAGGGAGTTTACGTTGGAGTTGGTAGAATTCAATCTTCTGGTCTTGCTCCTACCGAATATCTGGTATTCGAGGAAGGTAGAACCTACGTTGTTGTTATCTAAATGAAAAGTCAGTTGTATAAATAAGATGAGAAGCATAACTATTTGACATCTGACTCATGACAAAGCAGGTTCAATTTAGAAAAGGAACTACAGCTGAACACTTTAACTTTACTGGAGCTCTAGCAGAGATAACGGTAGATACTGACAAGAATACAGCGGTTGTTCATGATGGATCAACTCCTGGCGGATTTGAACTTGCAAAAGCAAGATGGACTTTTGTATCTGGAAACTATACAGTTGGTACGAACCAAAAGTATACAGTGGACTCTCAGAATAGTCCTGGCGGCTTCAATCTTACTCTACCTACCCCTCGTGCGGTTGGTGACTGGGTATGGGTTGAGGATTTTTCTAATTTCTTGAGTATTAATCCCATAAATGTTGTATCTTCATATAACTTCGAGAATGGACACTTAGTTAGAGCATCTTCGCCTTTTATTATGGACGTATCGGGTGCGTCTGTGACCTTTATTTGGAATGGAACTCTTTGGAAGATCTTCAACAATAGGGCAAGTTAACAATGGCACTAACCTTAAGTAATTCAATTTCGGGTACTTTTGAACCCTCCGAATCGTCGGGTTTTTTCGTGTATGCGTTATCGAGAGATGCAGATCACATGTTATCTTTCGCCAAAGTTAGTGCTGCTGGAACAGAATTAGGTGAATTTTACCGTACTAACGGAACGATGGTTCCAGAATTCGGTGACGGTATTGATTATGGTTGTTATGATGCAGGTATCGGTAAAACCTCAGTTATTCGTAATGATATTGCTACCGAAAAAAAATATCTAGATGATCCAAATGATAAATACCAACAGATCCGCTTTGACCGCAGAAATTTATACTATTACATAGATGATGACGGTTATTTTGTTATTAGGTTCAACGGTCCTGACTACGATTATAACACCGTAGGACCAAAATAAAAAAAATCCCCCTTCAGATAATTAACTAGGAGAAACAATGGCTGAGTTTAGACTTGGAAGAGTAAAATTCAACTGGACAGGTGACTGGGCTGCTAGCAAAGCCTATGTGATCGACGATATCGCTAAGTTTGGTGGTAACACCTACGTGGCGATTACGAACCACACATCCACCGCAAGTACCAGTAACTTTTACGCCAACGATGCAGGTAACTGGAACCTCCATATTGAGGGTCTAGAACAAAGAGGTGCCTGGACAA